CTATTTTCTCTGCAAGCTGTGTACCAAATCATTATACACATCCGGCCTCACTTCTTTCAGCGCATCCATAAACTCATCCAGCACACGCCACACTCGCCCGGTATCGGCCTTTTTTACAATCTCCAAAAATTCACTCATCCTGTAAACGCTCCAATTTCCGCATTACGCCATTATAAACTTTAGGGTTTGCTACATACAAGGCCGACATAAGCTCATCCAGCACGTTCAGCGCCGCTGTGGTGTCTACGTTTGACACAGCCCGTAAAAAGTCACTGCTGCCAACAGCAGCCCTTGTAGACGGCTCTGCCGCTTCGTAGTAGCGCACAGGCTCTTGCAGTTCTGCTTTCTGCGGGGGATGGGATGCATCTGCAAGCTGCTGATTTTTAACAACATACAATGCCGCCAAATTTTTAACTCTGGTCATGGTGAGTTCGCTGTTTTCGATTTCGGCTATAGCGCCGTCAATCTCTCGCACGTCAACCATAGCCCTTACACCTCACTTTAACCGTTTCGCATCGTGTCAATGCAGCGCTGGATGACTTCCCTGTCTTTGCTGTCAGCCCCGCGCAGAATATCTTCCATGCGGGAAATCAGTGAATCGCGCCCATCGTCCATGCTGTAGTGCCCGCGCACATAATGCGAACCGCGCCGCGCATAGCTGCTGCCGCGTCCATAATTGCCGCGCATGTTGGCGCTCCAATCGCCATCCCGGCTGTAATTCTCATCGCGGCTGTAACCGTCATCTTCCAGCATGACAATTTTGTCGATGTTTTTGATAGTGTCAGTCAGCTTGTGAACAGTTTCCAAGTCACCGGCAGACATTTCACCCTTCTTTCCGATTTCGTCCAGTTCTGCGCACAGCATGTCTTTTAAGTCATACAAAACTCTTTTACTCATGGTTTACTCCTTTCAGCTCACTCTCTCGACCACAAAGTTTGCGTTCGCAAACAAAACGGTTTGTGTGCTTGTATTTTCGGCGGCAACGGTCAGGCAGCAGCCGCGCGGGACTTCAACAAAAGACGTCACATAGATATTAAAGAAGTTTTCTACTGCTGCCGGTGTCACGGTTGCAGTCGCACTGTTCAGCGGTTCACCGTTGATGGCAAGCGCCGCCGTAATAGCTTCCACTGTGCCGCCTGTAGGGATAGCAATGTTTGCACCAAATCCCACTTTAAAGCGAGCTTTGCACTGGTTCGTAATGCCGCGCAGCGTAACAATACCGGCGCCCTCTCTGTGTACGACACAGCCCTTACCCGCTACTGCCGTTTCCGTCAGTGGCACGTTCTGGCCTGCTGCCACGCTAACGGTATTGGCGTTTGTAAATTCAGCCATAAAATCATTCCTTTCAAAAAAATAGTGGCGGGACGATTGCCCCGCCACATTTTGCACTATCGGCACGGGGCCGAACATGTCAGATGCTCCGACAAGTTGCCGTATTCGTTTTTAGCATCCGCAGCCGTTGCAGCCGCCGCAATTCCCGTACTGATACGGCGCCGGAACCTGGAAAGCCGGAACAGGGCGGGGGTTGTAATAGGCGAGCTGCCCACTCATATAGGCTTTCAGCGTTTCATTCTGCGCCGCCTGACTTGCGGCAAGCTGAGCGGCGAAAAGCTGCTGGTTCTGCTCGGCAATCTTGGCGTCCTTAGCTTCGATGCGCTGTGCGGTCATCGCGTCAAGAATCGCTCTTGCGTTGGCATTCTGGTTGTCGATGATGTCTCGTGTGCCAGTGTTGATGCTCTGCCGGGTCTCACATGCCTGTGTCGCCATATTGTAATTTACGCCCTGAATCGCCTCGCGGGTCTCGCAGCAGCAGTTGGCCTGCTGCATCTGCATGGCAAAGAGCTGCTGCATAAATGCGGCCTGCTGGTTTGCACGGCTGATTTCTGCCGACATAAAGCCGTTGCTCATGCCCTGCTGTACGCCGTTGATAAGCTGCGCCTGCTGATAAAATCCATCGCACAAGCCATTGTTCACGTTGTCAATTTTGCGCTCAATGTTGGCAAAATCCGACGTAAGAACGTAACCGTCAACCACCCCAGCGCCGTTGCCAGCACCAAAACCGCCATTGCCACCCCAGTTGCCGCCCCAGCCGCAGAAAACAAAGAGGAAGAGAATAATAATATACAACAAACCATCGCCGCCGAAGCCCCAGCCGTTGCCATTGCCCGTATTTGCGGGCTGAACAGGCATTGTCATAACAGTGCCGTCCGAAGAAAGACTCATGTTTAACTCCTTTCAAAAGTTGAATGTATTGTTCACCGTGCGCACGGTTTGAACCTATTTTAAAAAGCTCTGAAACTGCTGCGCCATCGCTTGCAGCTGGTTTAGCTGCTGCTGGCTCATTTTGCCAGATTGCAGCAGTTTTTGAACTTCTTGCTTCGGGTCGCCTTGAAAATTTTGTCGGAACTGCTGAAACTGCTGCATCATTTGCTGAAATTGTCCCATTGCGCCCGGCATTTTGCCGCCGCCAAGAGCGTTAAACAGAGGGTTGCTCATTGTCTGCCTCCTTTTTCTTGCGCGTCAAAGGTTTATCCGCCGCCAGCGCGTCAAAGCGGGCTGTCAACGCGTTGAACTCTTTCCGTGTGACATATTCCTCTTTAGGTTTTTGCGTTGTCTGTGCGGGCTGTTTCTGGCTTGCCGTGCGTTCCGAGTAGTCAAAAACGCGCAATGGCTGCGGCATACCGCTGGCGTCGGTGGACTTAATGTAAAATGTACTGTTTTCGCTGTCCATCAGCAGTACGCTGTTCCCTGCCGCCACCATATACGCTTTGGCTCCTTCTTCACCCTGCACCCAGATAATAGGCGAGCTTTGCTGTGCCGGTTGCTGCTGCGGATATGCCGCTTGCCGGAGCTGTGTAAGCTGATCGGGCATGGCCGAAGGCATCTGCTGCCCCATTGGATAATAGTTCGGCATATAGCCGGGCTGATACGGTACGCCAAACGCCATAGTCAATCATCCTTTCTGCCAGTAGTACAGCGGTACTTCATCGCCGCTATCCCATGTATCCAGCCAATCGCCATTTTGCACGCACACAACATGCGTAGCCATTGCCAAAATATACGTTCCGTCCGAGTGGTCTTTTGCAAACTGCGCCACTGTGTAACAATCCGGGCAGCTGTTTGGCAACGTGTAGCGCTTCCACCCACATCGCCGCAGATAACTGCCCCAGACATAGTTTGCAGACGGCATATCATGAAGTTCAAATCCTGCCAACACAAGCGCCGCATATACAGTCGCCCACTCTTGATGCGTTGCGGCTGCAATGGCTCTGACTGTACAATCTCCAACGCGCTTTTGTTCCGGGTTTAGGTTGATTTGCTTGTATGCCATCCGAACCGCTCCTTTTATCTAAATTGTACAAAAAAAGACGGCACAACGTAGGCCAGTAAAGTGCCAACATTGTGCCGTTTTTGGGACAAAATAAAAAAGGCGCGGCCACAAAAGCAGCCGCGCCATTTAAATCAGCCTATTTTGTTTTTGATGCTGTGTACGCGCCGTTTTACCGTGCGCTCGCTGCAATTCAGTTCTGCCGCAATATCAGCATTGCGCCAGCCGCGCCGCCGAAGCTGCAAAACATCCGTTTCTTCATCGGTCAGCAAACCGCCGACAAAATCAAACTTTGGCATGATTACTCATCCTTCTTGTTCTTGCTTTCGGTCTGTGTGCCAAAATAAAAGGCCACGACCATCGTCACAATGGTCATGACCGTGTCAGGCTGCAGGCCGCCCCGCAGTGCCATTACGGCAAAAACTGCAACGACAACTAGCGTCACAATGGTTTTTACCTTGATAAGCGCTGCCAGATTTTTCAAAAAATCGCCCATAGATATGCACCTTCTTTCAGCCAATCAGATGCTTTTGCAAATCTTTCTTTGCTTTCTGCATCTGGTCAATGTTGTTTCCATCCAGATTGTGGTCAAGCAGGGCAAGCAGCGCCTGCATGGTCACGCGCTGCCCCTCGTCCATGCGGTCAAGCCGCCGTTTGTCGTTTCTCAAGAATTCCTCCATAGCGTTCACCCGCTCTTCAAGCTTGGTAATGCGTTTGTCTTGGTCGGTCTTCGGCTTTTTTACTGCGGTGATGACTTTGCTGATGGCCACGCCCCCGGCATACAGTCCGGCAGCAGCACCCGCCGCGTAAATCAAAAACGCCCAAGCCTCCGCAAGTGTAAACGAAAATACATGCTGCATCGGCATCACACCTCCACAAATTTAGCGTGATACGCTTTGTCGTTGTCCAGCCCGTACTTCTTGGCGATGAGATAGAACTCCATCGCCGCAGCGTTCGGCAGGACGACATGATCCAGCCAGACCTCCTGATGCGTCGGCGCGGCGGGCTTGTCCTCTTTGATGGCGGCATCGTACCGTGTCAGGTTGAACTGCTTCACGACCGCCAGCAGACTGGACGTGTAGGTCGGGCTGGTCGCCCAGCCGTCGGCGCGGATGTACTCGCACGCCTTGTTGATGTCGGTGCAGCCGACAAGGTTCGAGTAGCGTGGCATGGTCGTCAGCTTCTTGATGTAGTCCTCTACACAGGCGACCATCGTATCGTATGCGCGGAAGCCCGCCGTGATAGTGATGTACTTGCTGCCGTCCCACTCCTTCGTGGCCTTGTTGTACACTCTGCCGCTCCAATTGCTGGCCTTGATGCCGAACAGGTTGTTTGCCTGCACTGCAAGCTCGCTCGTGCCGTAGGCGCTTTCAAGGCAAGCCTGCGCAATGCACAGCGACGGAAGAAGATGGGCGTTCAGGCAACGGGTCTGGCATTTCTCCACCATGACGGAGATGAAGTTTTCCTCATTCGTCTTGGATGGTTCAACGGCGGCGCTCTCCCCTTTCAGACGCTTTGTGACCTCGGCGGCGATGTCGGGGAACTTGCTCTTGAGGTAAGGGCCGGGGCAGGCCGTGGCGGCGTAAAAGCAGTGCATCGTGAGCGAGCCGTTCTTGTCGCCGGTGTAGGTCAGTTCCTTGATGCCGTTGCGGCGGCAAATGTCGGTGCAAAGGTCGAGCAGCGCGGCATACGCCTTGTCGCTGACGTGCCAGTCCGGTGCGCCGCTGTCGTTGGCAACCTCAATCGTAATAGCCCGGTGGTCGTTCCACGGACTGGACGAACACCAAGAGCGGTCAGCTTCGTGGCAAAACAAGCCGATGCGGCCGCTGCTTTCGATGGCGTAGTTTGCGCTCATCTGGCGAGAGGTTTTACCGACAAGAGCGCCGAAAGCCTCAAGCGTTGTGTTGCCGGCCATGTGATGGACGGTAATCTTGCTGATGGGCTGGCTCCGGGGCCGGTTGCAGTTTGGGCTGATGGCCGTGTAAACGGCCAGTGCAGAATCACTCATTCTCGTCCTCTCCCTTCCCGTTCGACAGTTCCTTGTCCATTTCGGGCGACAGAATCATTTCATCCTTCATCGGTTTTACTCTCCTTTCTGTTTGTTAGTCGGTTAAAGTCAGCTTTAGCTTTTCTTTAGTTAATTATTATTGAAGATTATCTTTTCAGATAGTTGTGATTTTAAGATTCTGTATAATAATTAACATCATCCCAATTTATAGGATTAATCTGTTCCATAGTGTTGATTAAAATTGGGGCAATCTTATCCTTGTAAAATTTCTCAGTAGGATGCGTTTTATCATCACCCCAATACACGTTAGCCGTATTCTTATCTGCCGTGGACAATCCACCGAAATCTGCAACTGGCAATCCATGAAGTTTAGCAACGCCCCTTACAGCTTCATCAAGAAGAACAAATCTTTCGCCATCACCCTCAGCAGGAACATAAAATGGTGTGCAGAGGATAATAATAACACCGTCTTTGCAATGATTATATATTTTATCAATAATAGTGTTTAATGCTCCTACATAGGTGTTAGTATCATAATTGGTTTTAGTAATATCACCAATTTCAACATTCCCATCATTTTGCCCGCCTAAAACAGTGACAAAATCCGCTGTTGTAGATAATGCATCTATCCGTACATCTTTCCACATGGATGGTCTTGTGCTGTCGATATCTTCACCGCTTAATTTACTTCCGCCAACTCCATGATTCTTGAAATCATTCAATCCGAAAAATCGTCTTGTCCATGACTGAAAATATCCTTGTCCTGTTAAGCTATCTCCTAATGAATCTCCGTTTTTCATATACCACCAGTTATTTAGTCTACCAGTGTTTAACTCAGGTACATATTCTTTTTTTATAACTACATCATTCTCGATAAAGCGAATAGGTTTATTTGAAAAGAATAAAGCCCCCTCGATTCCTTGTCTGTCTTTTTTCCATGACAGCCTAATCCATTTTGCATTTTCGGTAACAATCGTGTAACCAACATTTCTTGACACCTGATTGTTTGATAGTGGAAGCGTAACACTTGTTATTCTTTTCTTATCTTCACCACACAACCATGCCACAGGTGTACCCAAAGAATAATTACAGTATATCGTCTCACCATTAACAACAGGAATATAAGCCGATACATATTGATCATTTATAACTTCTGCATATTGTTGGATTTCTACATTATCTGTTATGTTTTCTGCTCTTAAAAGATTATTGTAATTGGTATAAACAGATGTTTGCATTGCACCTGCCACATCTTCTGCGTTGATGTTTATTTTTTTATAGAGTGTTATTTCGAGATTCACACCAACCTCATATGCTACCTCAACAATAATTTCAGAAGTAGTCAAAGGGATAGACAATAATACTTCACTGCCATACACAAATCCAGATGTGTCAACAGTTTTTAAAACTTCACTCTGCGAATTTGCAAATTCAATTTTGTAAGTTTTACCTGTTGAAGGTACGACAAATTTCATTATCTGATAATCATCAAAGTTTACAGAATATTTAATCAAATAATGACTTCCTATAGAACCTGTTGATGTCCTTTTTATCACATGCGCATTTGAAATATAAAAGTTGTCTAATTTCTCACCTATCTCTTCCTTTAGATTTTTTATTGCAATGTTCACATCGCGCTGATATTCCAGCTTTACCCATGCACCATCGCTGGCTTGCACCACGGTGTCGGGCGCATAAGCGGTGAGCGCTTTGTAAGCGGCAATTTCGGCAGGGGTGAGCGGGGTTTCGATGGGAGTGGCGAGAATACCATAAACAGTTGTCGGATGCTCCTTAAAGTATGTTTCTGAATAAACACCAATGGGCAGTCGAAACGCAATACTCGCATTACCTGTGGCAGCATAAGAAAAAATGTATGGCGTATCAACGCCCCATGTGACTGGCACCAGTTTGAACGTGTTGCATAGCATGGGCAAACGTCCACGATCACGGATAAATGGGTTGTCTATCCGTACTTCTTCCGTGTTAGCCAATTTGTTAAAAATGTCCGTCGCGCTTAATGGTGTTACTTTTCCAATCCTCTGCACCTTCACCCCTCTCTCCAAGTCCACCTCGTCGCACACCCATTGCCGGCCGTTTTGGTCAGTGTAGTTGCCGTTAGAGGTGACGGGGATGCCAGGAAGGCCAGTAGGCGTTTGTAGGGTGAGAGTTTGCGTTTTGCCGTTCCCATCGCTCAAGGTCACCACCACGCTCCCGCCGTCACCAGCGCTCACGATAGGCACAGGCGCATCCGGCGTGGGCGTTCCGTCCTGCGTGCTCTTTCCGTACACATACAGCCCACACAGTGGTGCAGCAAAGGCGTCATCACAGCTTACCGGGTTGCCTGTCTCACTGCCAACAAGCACATTCTGGCGCTTCTGCAGCGCAGCAGTATCTTTCTTTAGCTTACTAACCGCCTCCTTGTTCTCGGAAATTTGTGCCATAGAATCCTTGATGCTGTTGGCAGTGTCGTCGGCATCTGCCGCGCTCTTTGCGGCAGCAGCCTTGCTGGCCGCAGCATCTTTCTGTGCAGCCACCGCAGCCGCTTTTGCATCTGTTGCCACTGCAGCAGCATCACTGGCAGTCTTAGCGTCACCGGCAGCAGCGGTTGCAGAGCTTGCCGCCGCAGCTTTTGACTCCGCCGCGTTTTCCGCGCTGGTATTGGCATCGGTTGCAGCGCTGCTTGCTGTCTGCATGTAACCCTGAGCATCACTGGCAGACTTTGCCGCAGCCGATTTCTGTGTTTCCGCCTGCGCGGCACTGCCTGCAGCGGCAGCAGCACTCACCGTAGAGGCCTTTTTACTCGCGGCCGCCTTGCTTGCACTCTCTGCAGCTGCGTTCTCACTGGCCATTGCCTTTTCTGCACTCGCCACCGCGTTGCCCTCGCTTACCGCTGCCGCGCCCGCACTGATTCTCGCGTTGTTTTCACTGGCTGCCGCAGCATTTTTGCTTTCCTTTGCAACCGCCTCACTGGCCTTTGCAGCCCTTGCCGCAGCCTGCGCATCATCGCTGGCAGCCTCTGCGTCCTCTGCGCGCGCTTTGGCTTTTTCAGCGGCCTCAAACGCACCGTCCCGGTATTCCTTGTTCTCGGTCACAAACTGGTTCCAGCGGTCATCTGTCGGTACAGGGTCGATGTCCGTGATCTCGCTGTGGTTCGAGACCTTGTAGTTCAGGTCTGTGGTAATACGCCGCTGGCCGTTTACGCTGCCCTCAAACACAATGCGCCCGGCAAAAGTGCTTTCCTTTGTGGCCTCCCACGGCACATCTGCATAGCCGTCCTTCCCCACGACCTTCTTTGCCACAACCTTGCCTTTCACATTGAAAAACGCCGTAATGGTCAAATCCTGCCATGCCGCGTCTAGTGTAAGGTGCAGCTTTTCAATGCCGTAGCTGCCCCATGTTCCCAAATCCAGCATGCCGCCCGCGGAAGTGGCTTTGTACCCGGCAAGGCTGATTTCATGAATAATTGTATTCTCTGCCATGTCTGCACCTCCTCTTAGTAGATCATATACACCTTAAACAAGACATTGGATATAAAAGCGCCAGCTTGTCCATAAGACTGCGCACCGACAGTCAACATGCCGGTATCAGTATTGTAAGAGACATAGTCAGCGCAAGCTCCGCTTCCGGAAGTAGCAACATCGGTGCTGTTCCCGCTCCAAGCATAAGGGACGGTATAAAAATTACTGCGGCTCAGCTTGTCATAAATGCTCCCATAGTGTGCCTTCACATCGTATGTGAAGCTTGTGTAAGCGGCAGTTTGCTGGCCCAAATAAACAGTTTTGTAGCTGCGCTTTGCAGTTACACTCCCGCTGCCGTTATGATACCCGGCAAGGATTGTGTAAGAATCACCAGGGTAGATAGCTTCGCTTACTGCGCCCCGGTTCGGCATTTTCCCTTCCTTGATGGTTTTGCCGCCCGCGTAGAACTTATTCCCTGCCAGCACATTGTCCTCTGTGGCGGTGGCCTGTGCCAGCTTCGCATTGGATAATCCACCGCCGCCGTTAAAATCCAGCCGGTTCCCGTCATAGGTAAACAGTACCCATCGCCCGGCAACGATCGTATCCCCGTCCACAGTATCAGCGCCGCAGTAGGCAGGCACCACATTTCCGTTTACGGAGAATGTGTCTCCGCTCACCCAGTCCGCAGGTATCTTGCATCTGCCAACAGAGCCAACGCCGGTCATGGTATAAACCGTGCCGGCCTTTGTACATCTCCACGGCTGCACGGTAACACTTACCCCATTGTTACCCGGGTCGTACACCGATTTTGTCATATCACCGGCACCGACTTCAAACGCCTTTTCGTTCAGCTTTCTGTCGGCTTCCTCTTTGGTGTATCGGTCGTTTACGGCAGTCTCCACCTGCTCGGAAAGCTCGTTAAAGGCAGGCACAATGACATCGCGGGAAAGCTCGTCTAAAATGCGCTGCATCTCTGCTGTCGATACGCCCGGTATATCCGGCCTGCCAAGGTTCCCTTTTCCGGCAAGGTCGGTCTCTGAGATTCTTCTCATGGTATCACCCCTTATAGTTGCCGCCCTCTACATACTCGATACTGGCCTGCACAATGCCAAAGGATTCATGCAGCATGTCATTCTCAAACCGGAAACTGCATTTGTCCACTCGCTTGATGCGCAGCTTTGTGTGGAATGTCTTTGGGCTTGTATCGTTGGAATAGCACAAATGTGAGTACGAAAGGCGTGAATAGCTAAAGTAGCTCACACCGTTCAGAAATTCCTTGATGGTTTTCCACTCACCCTTTACAATGGCAGAAATCCGCACGCCCGCCGATGCAGAGTTTACCAACTGCACCGCCAGATGCTTGAATGTCTTGGTCTTGTAAAAGTTGCTGCCGCTTACATACGGTGTCTGCCAGCTTGCCGCAATGGCCTTTCCATCGTCACTGTAGCTAAGGTAGTGCGTCTCGTCTGTGAAAAACCGGCACACTCTGCCGTCATTCGTGCCAAACCACAGCGCCCCATCTTTTACAAACAGCAGCCGCGCCGGAATGTTTGTGCAGTAAAATCCAACATACTGCCGGTTTGAATACGGCTCACTCTTTGTCAAGCCAAGGTTTTGCAGCCCGTCCAGCACATAGGCATGTCCGTTCACGCACAGCCAATACATGTCGTTGTACACGCAGGCGCAAGCGTCGCTCAAATTGCTTTCGTCCAAAAGCCTGCCGTTCAGGTAGTAGCTTCTGTCCTGACTGTACCGCTCTGCGTTGATGTCGCTGGCCGCAATGGCATAGATACCGGCGCTTGTCAAAAACACCGGTTCATTTTGCAGGTAGGCAAAACTGTCTCTCGCAATCGCGCCGGGGCCTTTCATCGTGTTGTAAATCGGGAAAGCCGCTTCACTGTCCACTAAGTTTCCGCTGCGCAGGATAATATTTCTGTCAGGCTCGTAGTCGTCCTTGTGGGCAGCCAATCGGTTTTCAATGATGGTATACCCCACAACCGCACTCTTGTTCGTGCCAAGCACGCTGTACCCCGTATCGGGGAAGTAAGTCGGGTCGTCCTTCTGGCTGTACCAGTCGTAGTTGATATAATCCGGGTTCCCGCTCAAAAACAAACGGTCTACATCGCCGTTTACACCAAACCGCGCGCCGATGCAGCACTTGTTGATTCTGTCTCTGTATCCCTTTACCGTGCGCCGCGCTTCGATTTCAATGTTATCCTCACCGGTAACAGGGCTTTTTTCAGGCGCGGTCGTAAAGCTCACAATGCCTTTTTCTGCGTTGCAGGTAAAGCCGCTGATTTCTTTCCATGTGCCGTCCTTCTGCAGCTGGCGCACCGTCACATTGGCATCGTCCAGCCCGGAAAAACTTAAATGATATTCTTTGCTCGTTCCGTCCGCAAGGAACTTTTCTTTGAATTTCGGCTGCAATAGGTTCAGTGCGTCATACTGCTTACCGCCGCCGTTTGGGGCTTTCGCAATCGTCACGGTCGGGATATAAGCGGCATCTTCCACCGGCTTCGCGGTAGTGCCGTCATAGACAAGGAATTTCTTACCGTCCACAATGTAAAGGTTGTCGCCAAACTGCCACGCATAGCTTTTCGCATCGTTCATTTTGCTGTACAAAAGCTGTGGTGTGTCCTTCATGACATACAGCCCGGTCCCGGCGTGGATCAGGTCATATTTGTCTTTCTTTCTCGCATAGTGCCCGTTGATTCTCCCGGTAAATTTGTACATGGTCTCATAGCCCATGCGCTTGCGCACCTTGCCGGGTTCACTGCGTATCATGTTCTCCGCATAGGGGCTTTGCGTTACACTTACATTGAACGGGTTTGAGGTAAAATCCACGCCGTAAAACTGCGTCAGCTTAATAACACTCCGGCTCGGGATTTCAGGTATCGCAAAAGCCATCTCTTACCACCACCCTGTATTGTTGCCCCAGCTCTCCTGTGTCGGCATTCTGTCCGGGTTTTTCAGCCGCTCAAAGGCGACTTCAAACTCGTTGCGGTAATAGGTGCTCACCGCAATATCATCGTCCTTGTACAGCTGGCTTGCCATATACAGGGGCAGCAACACAACGGCATCGTCCGGCAGGTTGATTTTTGTATCGTCCGGCGTGTTTAGCGTGATTGCTGTCGGCTTTGCATCATAAAAAATCTCAAAAATGCCCTCGGCATCTTCGGGGAATTTCATGTACTTCCCGGCCATAAACGAAGCGCCGTTGTACTCTGTCGGCACGCCGTTATCGTCAAGGCTGTAAACCTCCAACGTGCCAATCCGGTAAAAGTCTTTTAGCTCGCTGGTCATATCCAGCGCAAAGGTTTCGCCCTTGCTCTTTTCAATGGTCGTGCTTTTGCGGATATACCGCCCTGCGGTCGCAAGCATCTGTAGGGCTTCGTTGGCTGCCTGCGGCATCGCGTTCAAATACTCGCTTATGGAATCATCGTTCGCATCAATCGTGGTCCCGTCAGAGCTGAACATTTTCTGCAAAGTTGCCAACTTGATTTCCTGCCATGTCATTTGCAATCACCCCCTGCTGCATAGCTTCCTGTTTGTCCATCTCTTCTTTGATGGATTTCTGCATTGTGGCTGCATACGGGAATCCGGTCTCTTTCAGGAAAGTCCACAGCCGGTACTGGCTTGCAGGCTCGTTAATGTTGCCAAAACCGCCAGCCTGATACTTCACATCGACCATATCCCACAGCCGCTCGCGGTTGCTGGCAAGGTTACTTGCCGGGTCTACCTCAATGATAAATTCATCGTTCCAGTACAATTCCCCGGCTGCGTCCCGCTTCAAAAACTCCATCCTGTCAAAATGCCCGAACTGCTGTTCACCGTCCGTGTCGGTCTCGGTCATCGGGTACGGCTCATCGGCATACGCCAGCAAAAACTCAAACATCATGCGGTACAGCTTCGCATAGGCGTTGTTCTTCATCTCGCGCTTGCTCTGCAAACGGCCTGCGCTCTGGTTCGCGCTGAACTGCTTCGCACTGCCCGATGTAGCGGAAGAATCGTACTTGCCCTGAAATGCGTCCGTAATGCCCAAAGTGGATTTAGCCCAAGTGTAATTCATTTCCAGCATGTTCTGGTCGTTCTGCACATTTGGCTGCACATTGATAACATCGATCATGGCTTTCTGGCTCGGGTTGTCCACGCGCAAAATTTTCAGCTCGTTATCGTTCAGCTCCGCGTTTACGCCCTCCGGCAGCACTACCCAACTGCCGCCTTTCAGCAGCTTTTCCTGAATCTTCGTGCCGTATTTATTGATAGCCTGCTGCTGGTCTGCGATTATATCTACATCCGAAACGCCCAAAAACTTGTCCGATGCCGCAATGTTTATCCGCTCCACAATCGGGAACCCGTGCGGTTTGTAAGCTGGTATCTCGTTGGCCTGCATCTCGCCCGGCATCATAATGACCTCGCCGCTCTCGTTGTCAAGCTGTACACTGCCGTCCGGGTTCACAATGGGCACATCCTCGCCCGGCACCTGTGCAGGCAGCACCTCGCCGCTGCTAAGCACTACATCCTGTGTCAGCGTAAAAGTCTGTACCGGCTGTTCTTTGAACTTCTTGTTCCCGCAAACACAGACATCCCCCACGCGCCGCCGTCCGCATTTCGTGCAGACCTCTGCCGTGCGCGCATAATAATCGGAGAAATCTTCAAGCACCTGACACCCTACCCAGCTAAACATGCCTACTGTGCCCTTGTCGTGCTTGTAATAGACAATGTTCTGCGTCACAACGCCTGTGTGGGTGCTGTCATCGCCCCCGCGTGCGTCCGGTGCGTCCTCTGTGTCTGTCTCAATGGTAATGCCGTACCGCGCTTCCAGCGATTCCTTGCTCTTTGAGACCTGCACAAAGATGTAATCCATATCCTCAATGCGGTACACGCCCGGCTGCGGAATGACCTGCCGCGGGTGACGCATCTCTACTTCAACATCGCCCAGCGTGCAGTGATACCCCGCAACCGGGTTCCACTCCACATGGAAAAAGTCCGCTCCCTGCACCGGCACTGTGCGTTCGCTTCGGTCGTTCAGTTCAATAAACCGCATCCGCCGTGCCTGATTGCGCAGCATGTTTTCGGCCTTTCGCGCCAAGTCCCGGTCTTCCGCATGGATAGCTGTGACCTTCGGCATCGGGTAGCTGGAATCCACTTGGCTTTCAATCAGCTCATAGATGATATTGCGCACATTCGTGGCGTTCTTTTTGGCACCCTGTATCTCGTGGCTGCCGTAGTACATGGCCTCGCGCTTGCGCATCTCTTCCAGCATGCCGCTGTATGCAGCTTTTGCGTTGGATAGCTTACCCTGCCATTTTTCAAGGTCTTTTGTCTGCTTATCGTCTTTCTTCATATCGTCACTCCTGTGGGGTCATGCCCCCGCAAATGTGATAAAAAAGCGGCCCTGCCGTAGCAGAGCCGCTAAAATTACTGCTTCTTGGTTCGCCGTCTCCGGGTAACTTGGCTTTCCCCTTTGGGCACGCTGTCAGTGCCAAATGCCGGGTGAGCCTCGCCGTTCTCTACTGCCCGGGAATAATACGTACCGTCCCCATTCACGGCCTCCACAACATACAGCCGCTTGCCGTCCTCAAAGGTGTCCCCGATTTTCAATCCTTTAGGAACCATGCTGCACCGCCTCAGGTCAGTGTCGTGCCGGCGGCAGCGCCGCCAAGGATCACATGCCGCCAATCTCCGAAACCGACGCTGAAACGGCCACGGCAGGAAGTGATCAGATCCTGCGTCATCGTGTCCACATTCTGGAAGACCTCCATCGCGGTACGGTCATAAAACACGTTGCCCAGCAGGTCTTTGTTGGCCTGAGAACTCATGATGATATAGGGGTTGCTTTCCTCTGCAGCCTGCCAATGATGGTCAACGATCAGCTTCCACATGCCCTTGTTGACGTTCACATCGTTGAAGTTGCTGCCGACCTGCTGGTCACTGTTGGCGATTTTCTTTGCCAGTACGATCATCTCGGGGCGGTTGGCAGGCAGGATGATGGTGTCGAACACATAGCCCATGTGGTTGCCGGAGGCATTCATGAAGTTGAAGCCGACATTCGCCAGCTTGTTCAGCATCGTGTCATCGGTGCCCAGCGCATTGGTAAACACATTGCTCTGCGCGGCAACGCCGGTCTTGCCGGTATGGTCTTTGGCAAACAGGGCCTTGCCGTCTGCAGTTGTGGAATCCAGCCCGGTCTTTGTGCCGTAAGTGAAGGTCGCGGCAGCGCTGGTCAGTGCGTTGGAAGCAAGCACAGCACGACTGCGCTTAAAGCTACGCACATAGGCTGCAGAGCGGGCAGCGCCCATATCGAACTGGTTGTCCTCGATCATCGTCTTGGTGATGCGGAACGCCTTCTTGAACTCCGAATGCTGGATAAGCTTGGGCTCCACCTCGCCGAAATCATCCAGCGGGCTGGACGCACCCTCATCGACCAGATCGAAGTTCGAGAAGGTAGACATGCCTGCGATCTTCTCGCCGAAACGCTTGGACTTTTTGACATTGAACAGCGCATTGACAAGCTCGTCATCGTTGTTCTTCTCGTTGTCGGTATCCTTCATTTTCATGGTGAGCAGGTCAGCCCACTCATTCCAAAAATCATTGGCAAGGCCGCTTGCCTTACTAAAAATAACTGCCATAGTCAGTCTCCTTTACACAAAAATCAAATTGAGTTGTAGAGCTTCTGCAGCTCCTCATCGCTCTTGTCCGGGAAATACTCATGCGCTTTCGCAAGCATCCCGCTGCTCATGGTCTTTTCCTTGCCCGGCATATTGGCACCGCCGTGCGCGGCCAAGTGCCCCTTGCCGCGTACCGCGTTGATAGCCGCCTGTTTACCGGCCTCCGTGCCGCTCTGTACGGCCTTGCCATAGTTCAGCGCCTTGTAAGCGGTCACCATGTCCAGCCCGTTTCTCTGCACAAGCTCGACCATCTTGTCAAAATTTTCAAGCTTGGCAAGGTCTGCGGTGGTTTTCAGGCTCGGCTCAATTTTTTGCAGCGCGGCAAAGTCAGCATTGAACGCTGCCTGCGCCTCGTCGTTGACTCTGGCGGCTTTCAGCTCCTCCATCTCGGCTTTCAGCTGTGCCTTCTCCGGGTCGTTGTCGATAAGGCGCTGCAACGCGGCTCTCTGTTCCGCTGTCTGGTTCGCCGTGGCCTGCTCGATTGCACGCTGACGGTCAAGCTTGTTCTGGGCGTCCAGTGCGGCGAAATAGTCCTGCATCGACTTGACCGGCGCGCCGGTCTCGGGGTTCTTGTACCCGGCAAATCTCTGTGCAAACTGTCTGTCCACACGCTGCTGTGCCTCTCGCTCGCTGCGCTGGCGGGCAATGGCCCATACATTGTTGGGGATTTCCGGTTCTGTGGCAGTTTCCGTGTTTTGGGCGGCACTTTCCACTTCACTTTCCACAGTTTCCACATTTTCTGTCGGGTTGTCGTCAGTCTGGTCGGCTACGCCAGCGGTCACGCCGTTTTCAAACTCGTCCATAGGTTCCTCCGCGTACAACGCCCGCCGGCTAAAAATTTGTATAAAAAAAGCGCCTACCCTTTCGGGTAGACGCTTTTTCTATCGTAATTCCCATGCCTTCCCCCGTGGGGCTGCGCCCGCAGGCGCGTGTCGTAGCGCAACCGCCGTAGGCGGCTCTTAGCGCGTAGACTGAAGGTGCCGCCACAGCGGCGGATGAGGGCAAAGTGAATCTTACTCGCCGTTTCCCTCGTCATTCACCGGGTAACTCACCCTCTGCACCGCTTTTCCCGGTGCCAGCTCCCCCACAACCTGCCCAAATCGCGGGCATTGCTTGCTTCGGCAGATAAATTTCAGCACTTCTGTGCTGGAATCCACGCGGCACTCCACGCCGCAAGTCGAGCATTTCATGCAGGGTTCCCCCATTTCTCAATCAGCATTTTGCGGTCTTTCGGGCTGGCGTTCTTGTAATCCTCGTACATGTCCGCCGTCCACGGCCTCTTTCGTATATTCACTGGCTTTTTCGCCGGGCTTGTCCACCAAACGCAAAATCCGCGCAAGGCATCTGGGAAATGCGTCAATCCGTGCGGGTTCTTCGCATACACATCGGGGTTTTTATCATCCTTTTGTATCTTCGTCATGCATGTCCATAGCTCGCCCGGCTTGTAAAAGGTCAGATACCCTTTTCCGGTTTTCTCGTCCTTGCGCAGCCATTGTTTCATGGCAGCACACCCTGCCGAAAAATCTCGTGATGTTTGTACCAGTCCCAGCCCTGCTTCGCTGAACAGCTGTGCGCGGCTCTTGCCGCTCTCTTGGCTACGGCTCCACAAGTCAGATGGCGCAAGGAACATGTCAATTTCCTCGTCCGCAGAATCCCTTAAAATCAGGTCTGCGGCTTCGCCAATAGTTTTATTCGGACCGCCATCCTCTCTGTAAACGCAAGCATGGTTGTTTTCATCAATGGCAATCCAAAGCGCCGCCAACATATCAAGGCCATAGTCAATCGTCACATAGCGCCTTAGCGGCCCTGTGGGCGGTGCATCGACCAAGTGGGTATCTTTGTCAAGCTCGCTAAAAAAGCGCCCTCCGGGGGCGGAGAGCGCTTCTTCTTCTGTTGCAGGGTACTCCTGCATCGTTTTATCCTCGCCCAGCGCGGCGACAGTCTGTGCGTACCACTTCTCACTGCGGCGTGGGTCTGTGCTCCACGGCAAAAACAGCTTTGCAAAACCGTTGCCGGGGTTTGTGTAAATTTCCTCAAACAGCGTGCCAAGTTTGATGGTTGAAAGCCCGATAACCCGCCCGCCGAACGGTCGGTTGATAACCGGGTATGCTGCCTGCCAGATTTCCTCTGCGTACTGCTGGAACGCCCATTCGTCAATCACGATCAAGTCGGCGGTAAACGAACGGCCTGCCGCAGGGCTTGACGGAAACGCCTTAAACACGCTCTCTGGGCCGTCCGGCCACATCACAACCACCTGCATTGTGCTTTTGTAGAATACCGGGCCTGTCCAGCCTGCAACGCTGCCGCCCGGCGTGTCCACCTCTCGGATAAGCCCCGGCATGTACCGCAGTATCACCGCAAGGCGGCGCACAAGCTCTTTGGCCTCGTCCTCTGACCGGCTCAAGCCAATCGCAGTACGGCCTGTGTTCAGCGCCACAAGCCGCGCCACCTCTGCCAGCGCCAGCCATGTAAAGCCCAACTGACGCGCTTTCAGCACGCAAACAAGCCGGTTCTCGGCAAACACGACCAGTGCTTTTTTCTGCCCATCCCACAGTCTAAACGGCTGTATCAGCTCGTCTGCGTCCTTGTCCTCAATGTGGCAATATGTCTCGCAAAAATACACCGGGTCTTTCCTGCACGCCTCGCGCTCAAGCTCCCGCATCTCTTCCAGCATCAACACATCACCCCATTTCCTCAAAAATTCCCCATACCCGCCCTACCGGTTTATGCTGTGCCGGTCTCACCCGTTGCGGGGAGCAAATCCGCAACGCTTTTTGATTTCCTCTATTTATATCCCGCGTAGGAAATCACAACGCGGCATCCAACCCGTTTTATATCCCGTCTGCTGGTTTACGGTTTCTGCTTTGATTAAAAGGGGGCCACAACGCGCAACGGTGTCAGTAACAGCGTCCGCGCAAGCAGATGTGGGGCAGACTTTTTCAGGCTCTCAAAGTCCCGTTGCGACCTGCCATCGCGCCGCGCTCCTGATCGGCTTGCCGCTTTGCTTACAGCGTTCAGGTTATCTATCGCGTTTTGCCTGCGCCGGGCTTTCACCGGTGGGAGCGGCCCAGCATGTGCCCTCAGCCGGACTTGAACCGGCACACCAAGGCTCTTGCCATTGAGCTACAAGGGCATGTGCGGCTTGCCGTTTGCACGACCATTGTCATCATTTGTGAGGTATACCGCACACTCTCACACAGACCGGGCGCTACCCGGCCATCTGGCGCAGAACAGAGGACACGAACCCCAGCCGCCATCGGCAGCCAATCGGTTTAGCAAACCGTTCCCGCTCCCCGCGGGTTTATTCTGCAAATAAAAAAGCGCCCTGCCGTAGCAGAACGCTTTGTATTGTGGCCGCTGGGTCTTGAAGCGGACGGCCCTAGTCCCATAAGCAGTAGGAGGTACTGTCTCCGCACCGTGAAACTCAAAATTTCAAAATTTTATTTTTTTAGGGAACCTTTGCATTTTTTGCAGCAGTTCCCTCATAGGGGGGATATGTACTCTTGTTTCTTGCTTGTGATACAATCCCACGTTTTCTTTCATTTCGCATGGATATTTGGGGCGGGGGAGAGAATTTATTTTTATGTTCGCTGGGGGAATGGACATATTCGTACCGGGCCGCGCTACCTATGAGCCCCGCCCTCCCCTTTATAGGGGGTACCCCCTGCCCTGCTGCCGCCTGCCCTCTCCCGGCAGACCGCCGCAAAAAAATACCCCCGCCCGTCCTTCTTCATCTGCAGCCCGTCCCCGGTTTTCGCCTGCTGCTGACCACTATTTCGCTAAATACCTATTTAGCGAACCGCAAATTCACGCATTATCGTTCTTTTGCAGTCGCTTCTGGATATTCTGCATCAATTCTCTATCCGCATCGGTCATCGTTTCGGCTGTGATCTCCATCTGATCGGCCGGTTTATCCCCCGCAGAATCGCGGAACGCAACGAACGCCTTGACATTCCCGGCCATCGCTTGGACTGCCTGCGCGGCCGCCATCGCTTCATATATTGTGCACGGTTTACCCGTCTGCTGTTCCGTCTGTTCTGCGATTCTCTGCGCTCCTGCATCGGTCAGCGCGTCCTTATCAGAAAGAGGAAGGTCTGCTATTGCCTGGCAGATTTCCCGGAGACTTCTCCGCGCCCTTCTGCTTTCTCCGCTGGCTGTTCCCCCTGCCTGCTGGCGTTCCTTCCGCTCTTCTGGCTCTAGCTGGTCAAGCGTTCGACATGGTTTCAAGTTCTTTAAGCTGTTCGGGTTCATCTTCACCCCTGCCGCGCTGATCAGCTCCCCGCGCTCTGCCTGCTGCCTTGCTCGTTCAACTCCCTGCTGCGCCTTGCTCATTTTCTGGACGGCCTGCGCCGCCTTCTTTTCTGCCATGTTGCCGCCCTCCTTTTATAGCAACAAAAAAAGCGCCCAGCGGTAAAGCTGGACGCCTGAAACCTGATTTTTTGCGTTAAAACGTTAAAACTGTATAATGAGTGAGCCCCGCCGCGGAAGCCCGCTTCCTCGCGTGGTTCACTCATTATACACATTTTACTACGCAAGTGCGATTTTGTCAAGGGTTTTTCGGTTTATCGTGATTTTCTCGTTGCAGTCTCGCATCTACTGCCGCCAGAATATAGCCGTTCACGCTCTCCCCGGCTGCTGCTGCTGCCTGCTGGATGGTTTCCGCCGCTGTCGGCTGCATCCTCACTGTAATAGTTTTTAGCTTTGCCAAATACCGCGCATTCCCGGCCCGTTTCGCATCGCTGGACATTCTGCGCACCTCCTTTTGTATAGTACCAACATTATAGCACAACGCGCCGAATCATGCAAGCATGTACAAAACGCACAAATTCATGCTAGCAGAACTGTGCAATGTCCCAAACTTCATGCTAGCGCGTTGACATGGTACATGCTAGCATGTATAATAAAGCCATCGAAACAAAGAACAGCCGCCCAGCGGCCACACAGGAGGCCTACAACATGACTACCACCTATAAAACCTATAAATGGTTCAACCCCCGCCCCTGCACCATCACCGAAGGCACCGCAATGTATAGAGACCTCGCCAGCAAGCACCACCCTGACCACGGCGGCAGCGTCTCCGACATGCAGGAAATCAACGCCGAGTGGGACGAGCTGAAGCCCACGCTTCCCCGCTTCTGTAGTGAGCAGGCCAAGCAAGGCCGTCAGCAGTACCAGCAAGCCCACGCCGCCGACGAGGCCACGAAGGCCGCACAGGATGCAGAGGCCGTCAAGATGGCCGAAGAGCTGGCCAAGTGCCCCGGTTTGAAGTTCGATGTCGTCGGTTCTTGGATCTGGGCCGACAGCAACCACAAGTGGCTGCACACCCTCGAAAAGCTCGGTTTTCGCTGGTCTGCGAACCGCTGCAAATACTACTGGCATCCGGCAGGCGACAGCAGCCGCCGCAACCGCCGCGCCTCTTATGAAGAGATCTACCAGAAGTACAACGGCACCAGCTACCAGACCCGCAGCCTCGAAACAATCCCCGCCTGATACCTTGCAGGGCCGCACAGTAAAGCGACCCTACCCCACTACAAAATTAAAAAAGGAGATCGTAACCATGTATTACCCTATCAACGAGACCACCGCCCGTGCCGCTCATGACATGATGAGCTTTAGCGACTACCGCACCGGCAGCGCGACTGCCGAATACCGCGCCCAAGTTGACGAGGCCGCCGCCGTTCTGGAGCGCGTCAAGCCTCTTTGCGCAACCGATGCGCAGCGCGACCGCGCCGAATGGCTGCTCGACCGCTACGCCGCCACGCTGGCCGCCGCCATCAATAAGGACAACGAAATCGGCACGCGCTGCCCGTCCGTGCTGATCGCAGGCCCTTCCAACTTCCCAACACGGAAGAAGGCCGCGCAGGTCGCCGCATGGGATGCCAACCGCGACATGTACAGCCGCGCAGAGCATTACCTCGACCTTCTGCGCCGCGCCCACTGCCAGCCCATCAAGAGCAACGACCCAGAAGCGATCGAGGCACTGACCTACAAGCTCAACCGCCTGCAGGCAGAGCGTGACCGGATGAATGCTACTAACGCCTATTACCGCCAGCACAAGACGCTGGAAGGCTGCCCTGGCCTTGACCCCAAAGAGCGCCGCAGCATCGAAAGCCAATGGGCCGATGGATGGTACACCGGCACGCCCTACCCGCCCTACGCCCTGCAGAACAGCCTCGCAAATGTCAAGCGCCTGCAAGATCGCCTGAACGCCCTGCAGGCCGCGAAAGAGGCCGCGCCCATAGAAGCCGAGCACGAAGGCTACACATACAAGGAAGACCCCGACCAGATGCGTGTACAGCTCATTTTTGACGGCAAGCCGGACGAGGATACGCGCAACTTGCTCAAGTCTTACGGTTTCCGTTGGAGCCCCCGCAACGCGGCATGGCAGCGCCAGCTCACCGAGAACGGCAAACGCGCCGCCCGGCAGGTCATGCAGATTCTTGACAGTAATTCCGGCCGGGCCAATGCATAGGAGGTGCAACCAACATGAAGAAAGCATTTGCCGTCATCATCGCCGCCGCGCTGGCTGCGTCCTTCGCTGCCGGATGCCGCGCTACCATGTTAAGCGCCCGCCTTGTCTTTACCTCCGACAGCGCCCGCCTGCATCCGTCTTACGTGATCTCTTACCGCTTCGGCCCTCTTTGGTTCAATGAAATCTACGATTGAATATCGGCCCGCACCGTGCTACAATAAAAATATATGAAAAACAGGAGGTTTAAACCATGACCTACAACAACTATCTGACCGACTGCCTCGACTTCTCTAAAGCCTCTGCCGACTGGTCCGATCTTGACCCCCGCAAGCCCTACATCACCACAAACGGCCACGGCTGGCAGGAATCCTGCGACAACAACAACGGCGGTATTGACGTTTCGTGGGCCTTCCACCTTCCCGCCGTGGCCATCTATGACAACGCTGCCCAGCACTTCGCAGATAGCTTCACCGAACTTTTGCAGCTCGCTATCGACAACGATGACCGCGACCCCGACCAGCTGCAAGCCATCGTTGATTTATTCGTTTGAAATGTCGTATTTGTGTCGCATTAGGCAGCATTATTAACGATACCTCGAACATATAAACAGGTTCAAGTCCTGTTGGCTGCACCATTTTAAAAAGAGCGTATCTACGAATCATGGATGTAGATACGCTCTTTTTCTGTGTTTTATAATGTCTCTACATGTTTAAGCATGTTATTTTTCGCGTCGTAAAACCGTCGTAAACGCTTTTATTTTTTCAAGATGTCGTAAAACTGTCGTAAAAAACAGCCCGATTGCACCATGCAACCGGGCATCAATTATATCGTTTTATCGTTTATAAATTTTTCCAGTGCTGCTCCTGCTGTATCGAGCTGGCGTTCTCGGATATGTGTATATACTCGCCGTGTTGTCGTGATGTCAGCGTGCCCCATAAGGCGCTGCGCTTCCAGCTCGCCAATACCCGCCGCATATAACATGCTGGCGTATTCGTGCCTGAACTGATGCGCCGTGACATCTGCTTTCCACACCTTCACCGCCGTATCGTACACCTTGCCCCTGTGTTTGTTCTTCCTCGTCTGCACGGTGCAGTGTGCCATGCCAACATCTCTGCAATAGTAGGCCCATCTGTGCTGATACGCCGTTCCTGTCAGCGGTCTTTCCCCTCCGAGTATATATTCACTATCTGCCCCGCGTAACGGCTCTAGCACGGCCCGCAGCGGCGACAACAGCGGCACAGTGCGCACTCCGCTTGCCGTTTTAGGAATCTGCACGATTGGCTGATTGTGCAGCCATGCCACTTCTTTACTTATGCGGATTCTGTTTTTCTCAAAATCCACATCCCCCCACTGCAGGGCCAGCACCTCTCCCAACCTGCAGCCGGTGTACATAAATAGCCATGCACACAGACCGAAACCCTCCGGGTGCGCCTTGACGGTCTCCAGCTGCTCCACTGTCGGCGGCTCCCGGCGCTCTTTCTTCATCCCTCGCGGCAGGTCTGTCACCGTCACCGGGTTGTATGTCTCCCCGTCTCTCACGCACCAAAACTTGAACACACAAGACAACACGCTCCGGGCGTTGCTTGCCGTCTTCCCTGCATAGCCTGCGGCCTTGAATTTCTCGCCCCACAGCGACACCGCAGCAGGGGTTATCTCTTTCATTCTGTACCCGCTGAACTCTTCCAGCGCGGCTTTGTAGCTTCCCTTGTAGGCTCTTTCCGCGCCGGTCTTGATATTTTTTGAATGGTTCGCCCACCATTCACCGGCCACATCCTCAAACAGCGGACCATTTTCTTTCACCGCTTCCCGCTGGCGTTCGTACTCGTCAATTTTTGCGGCGACCTCTTTCGCGGTCTTTCCGTAAAAGTGTACCCGCTTGCCGTCATAGGTTTTTGTTCTTTCAATCAGCCCATCGGCCCGCGCTTTTGCTCTTGCCATGTTGACACCCTCCTAAAATCGCTATATACTAAAAGATGCCAGCCAAAAGCTGACACCCTTTGCCCTTGTCGGTGCTCGACCCACCGGCAGGGGCTTTTTTATTTTGAAAAAATGAGCATTCCTGCCGCTATCACCGTTTCAGCGCACGCTACAATATCAGATGTTTCAAGCGTTCCACATTCCAACAAAAACAGAAAAACAATGGCTATCAGCGCAAGCAAAGTTCCGCCGAAAATCCTGCAACCAAGTGCTTTTCCGATTTTCTCCGCAAGAACACCCGCAACCATCACAGAACCAATGTTAATTGTCGCGGCAGAAACAAGGTTTATGTCGCTTGGCCAGAACAAAATAGAAGACAGTATCGGTATCTGCGCAAGTATTCCAAATACAAAACCAAAAGCGTATGTGGCAACAAGCCAAACAACAAGGCCAACGACCGCACCAGCCACAGCAAGAAGTGCGCCCTTTGCCTTTTCTCTGCTTTGTTCTCGCTTAAACTTCTTTTCCTGCTCTTTCAGCTCTGCAATTTTTTGTTCTTCCCTTTGCTGCGCTTCTTTTGCCAGTTCAGCCGCCCTTTGCTTATACTGCGCCTGTTCTGCAAGCTCGTCTTGCCGCTTCTGGGCTTGCCTTATAACGCCGAGTTGTCGCTGTTCTTCCATGGCCTCCAAGTAGTCGCCGATTCCGCAAATGCTGCCGCCGCTTCTTGGTTTCCTGTATGTCTTGAATTTCTCCGCAAATATATCTTGCAGTTCATCCAGCGTCAGCGTATTTTTTGTAATTATGCAACGGTGTGTTTCCCGTGATTCCATCGCATCCAGATATTCCTGTACACTGTTTATCGGCTTTTTCGTGTAAGGATGCACCACAGCGCCAAATTGCCTTGTAAACTCGGCGTTATAATAGCTAAGCAACCTTGCCTTTTCCTCGCTTACTTCCATTCGTCACACCTCAATATCTCACAAACCCGATCGACTCAATCGACACATCAAGCACCAGCATCACACCGACAACTACAATCGTCACAATCAGCACCCGCCACATTTTCCGCAGCTCACCCCCGTAAGCTGATATATTCCGTCATGTATCGCATTTTCTTTTCTGGTTGTTTACACATTTTGACAAAAAGCCTATTGTGAGCGTAGTACACTTTTAACAAAAGGAGCTGCAATATGTGCATCATGCCAGACAGACCGCCCAGCCACCACGGCAGAACCAGAAAGAGAAAGCGTCCGATAATTCGTACCGCAAAATATTGACGGCCATTTTTGTACAATTTACTACTTGCAATACAACTGTAAGTAGTATATAGTTGTTTTTATAAACAGCGGCTACATAAAAAAGGAGAACGACCATGCAGGAAATCAGCGATCAGGAATTTGTTGCCATGCTTCACCAACTGCCAGATAAGGCAGCCTACATCAATTATTTAAAAGCCCTCGCAGCATCGCCAGACCCGCCGCCCGTTTCTCCGGCGGCAGCTGGTGCATGATGTCCAGCGCCTCTTTATCAAGTTCGTCCACCCCATCAGCGGCAACGCTGGTGGGGTTTTCTTTTTCTGCGTTTAAAAGATCGTCAACGGTTACGCAGAAGTAATCAGCTATTTGCTTTTGATTCTGGGGTCTTGGTACTCTTCCTTTTTTCCAAGCAGTAATAGACCCTGATGAAATACCGATCTCTTCCGCCGCTCCGTTTGGGGTTTTCCCATTTTTGGTGCAGAGGTCTACATAATTATCCCAAAAGCCCAATTTAAAGCACCTCACTTTGTGCATTTCGCCGAAAGTAAGATAATATGAGAATAGCTCTTGAAATGTGAGACATAATGAGATATAATCATAGTATACAAACAAGCAAGGCGAAAGCTAAGCCCCTAAAGATAGCGGCTTTCAACAATGATTTCTGACAACTTCATTATAACTTTTGCTTCCTTGTTTGTCAATGAGATATTCTCATTTTCAGAAAGGAGTTGATACTGTGAGTTTCTTGTCCGCGCGGCAAAAAGTTGGTTATTCGCAGAAGCAGGTAGCAATGTTCCTAGGCGTAGACCAGTCAACCGTGCATCTGTGGGAAGTCGGCAAGACAAACCCCCGCGCCGCCCTTCTCCCCAAAATCGCGCAGCTCTATCACTGCACCGTAGACGACCTTTTAAGAAAGGAGTAACCCCCATGACCCCACAAGAAAGAATCGCCCTTCTTGACAAGCAGCTGCAACTGCTCGCCAAAAAGAGCGAAACCGCAGAGGGTGACCAGCTGGACAAGCACATTTCCCTGATGGTCTCCATCTGCAACGAAATTCGGTACAGCGAAAAAGACAGCTAGTTCTTTTCCAGCTGTTCAACCAGCTTTCTAAACAGCTTTGCCGCCTCGTCAATCGCCGCGTTCAGCTCCCCTGCCGTTACAGGTTCGCCGTCCGCTTTCCGCGATTTGGCATCACACGCAAAATTGTTTATAGCGTTCCGCAGATTTCCGACATCCATCTTTTCACCTCCTCCCGTTCCATTATACAGCGGTCAGGATACAACCCGCAAGGAGGTTCCCCATGCCCCGTGAAAAACCCCTCTACCGTGACACCCTTGTCACCGTCCGTGCCCGTGCTGCCGAGCTTTACCCCGGTGAGATGCTTTTTGGCCCCACCAAGGTTGCAAAGATTCTCGGTCGCTCCCGCAACTGGGTCTGGATGCACTATGGCAGCATCCGCAACATGACCTGCGAACAAATCGCAAGCCTGATCAGCTGACTGCCCGCAGCGGCTTAGCTTGGGATAGCCGGGCAACGCATTAGCAAAGTTATGTTTGCAAAGCTTAGTACTGAATTGCAACGGCAAAGCAATGTTTTGCTGCGCATTAGAGATGATACGTATAGGAACTGCTTAGTTTTGGTTTGATTGGCACAGCATTAGTGAGGCTGGGCCAGATGCCGCAATGGAATGGCAAGGCAGCGCAAAGCGAAGCACCGCAATGGAACTGCTGAGTTAGATATGCAATGGCAGTGCACCGCAACGAATCAAATCGCAACGGAAAAGCAATGTTTCGCAGGGCAAAGGCATAGCTCAGAACAGCGTCTCAAGGCAGAGGCATAGCAACGCAATTCAGAGCGAAGGCGGAGCATGGCGAGGCTGTGGCTTTGCATTTCTTGGCAGAGGCATAGCATTGAGATTCGACGCGAAGGCGAGGCGATGCAGTGAACAGAGATGCACCGCAACGGCATGGCGGAGCACCGCATCGCGCAGGCATTGCATGGATCGGCATAGGCGCAGAAAAGCAACCGATTTTATTTAAAAAGGAGACAACCACAATGAAAGTAAAAATCACCCTATTGGAAGAAGTTCTCGGTTCTTCACCCAGCAATGAAGAACTTCTCGCAACCTATATTGCCAGCAAGGCCCCCACCGGCGACCTCACCGCCGAAGAAGTGGACAATATCAAGGCGCAGAACGCAGAAGACCGCGTCACCGTCTTTCCCAAAACTGCCGACGGCACGCCGTTCCTGTATGACTATCAGGTAAAGGGTATGTTCAAGGACAGCTGCAAAATGCTTGCCAAAGCGGGCAAGGCTGGCTATGCAGGCGGCAAGGCTTGCGCAGCTATCAAGGCGTACAAACAGGCTATCGATGGCTTGATTTTCGTTACCCCGCGCGAGATTCCCTACGACCTGCACGGCATGAAGGTTGATTTCTGCGAGCGCCCCCTGCGGGCGCAAACCCCGATGGGCGAACGCGTCAGCATCGCAAAGTCGGAGAGCGTTCCCGCAGGTGCAACAGCAGAGTTTGAAATCGAATGCCTTGACCCCAAGCTTGAGGATATGGTTCGTGAATGCCTCGACTACGGCGCAAAGCGCGGGCTTGGGCAGTGGAGAAACAGCGGCAAAGGCCGCTTTGAATGGGAGGAAATCAAAGAATGATGACCAAAACAAAAACGCCGCCCCGGTGCACCACCACCGGAACGGCAAAAAAACAGAGCATCGCAAAAAGCTCTAACTGTATTCTATCACTGAAACGCGCAGCCGTCAAGCTTGCAATCACCGCAGATTTGGTGCTGCTGCTGGCTGCGCTCGGTTCTCTCAACATCCCCGCCACCCTCGCCGCCCTGCTGGCGCTCAACGCCCTGTGCGGGCTGATTCTCAAACAGGAGGAAAACATTCATGAAAATGTATAAAGGCTTTGACAAAGATCTGAAATGCCGTGATTTCCAGTACGAAATCGGCAAGACCTACGAGGAATCGAATGTCAAACTGTGCGAAAGCGGTTTCCACGCTTGCGAGTACCCGCTGGATGTATTTGAATACTACGCCCCCGACGACATGAGCCGCTACTGTGAGGTGGATTTGGACGATGTGAGCGATAAAAAAAGTAACGAAGATACCAAGCGCTGCGGCAGAAAGATTGCTGTGAAAGCAGAAATCGGCATTGCTGGGCTTGTAAAAGCTGCCGTTGAGTACACGATGGAGAAAGCCATCTCGGAAAACTCCGAACATGCTACAGGCTGGCAGGGCGCGGCATCTGCTACAGGCTGGCAGGGCGCGGCATCTGCTACAGGCCGGCAGGGCGCGGCATCTGCTACAGGCTGGCGGGGCGCGGCATCTGCTACAGGCGAGCAGGGCGCGGCATCTGCTACAGGCAATCAGGGCGCGGCATCTGCTACAGGCTGGCAGGGCGCGGCATCTGCTACAGGCTGGCAGGGCGCGGCATCTGCTACAGGCAATCAGGGCGCGGCATCTGCTACAGGCGAGCAGGGCGCGGCATCTGCTACA